TTCAAACACAATTAGACGCAAAAACAACACCCGCATTCGCTATTGCTCAAGCAGTCGCACTAGGATAGGATATAAATAGTATTATGGCAACACCAAGTACAAGAGAAACATTAAAACAATACGCTTTGAGAGCGTTAGGGAAACCTGTAATTGATATAAACGTTGATGATGACCAACTAGAAGATAGACTAGACGAGGCATATCAATATTACGCAAACTATCACTATGATGGTATACGAAGAACATATTTAAAATATCAATATACACAAGCTGATAAAACAAGAATGACTGCCGATGGCTCTAACGAAACAGCAACTAAAAACTCTGTATCATCAACATTTGTTGAAGGACAAAACTTTATTGTTGTACCAGAATCAGTAATTTCTTGTATTAATATATTTCCTTTTTCTAATAAAGGTAATTTAAATTTATTTGATGTAAGATACCAATTAAGATTAAATGATCTATATGATTTTTCGTCAACATCAATAATTAATTATGATATTGTATTAAGACATTTAGATTTTTTAGACCATATATTAGTTGGTGAAAAACCTTTAAGATTTAATCAACACGATAATAGATTATACGTTGACATGGACTGGAATAATGACATAGAAGTAGGTGAGTTTTTAATTATAGAGTGTTATAGAAAATTAGACCCAACAACATTTACAGATGTAAACAATGACATATTTTTAAAGAGATATGTTACAGCTTTGTTTAAAAAACAATGGGGCGCAAACTTATCTAAATTTAATGGTGTCGCTATGCTAGGTGGCGTAACTTTAAATGGTCAACAAATTTATTCAGAGGCATTGTCAGATATAGAAAAGTTAGAAACAGAATTAAGAACAACTTACGAATTAAACCCTGCAATGATGATGGGATAATGCCATGCCAGTTAATCATTACTTCCAAGATGGCAACGGCATAGGAAATACAGCCGAGAAAAGACTTTACGAAGATTTAATTATTGAAGGTCTAAAGATATATGGCCAAGATGTTTATTACTTACCAAGAACACTAGTCAATAGAGATTTAATTTTAGGCGAAGATATGTTGTCTAAATTTTCATCTGCGTTATTACTTGAAGCGTATATGGAAACAACTGAAGGTTTTGCTGGCGAACAAGAGATTGTTAATAAGTTTGGTTTAGAGATCAGAGAAGATACAACTTTTATGATCGCCAAGAAAAGATTTAATCAAGCTGTAGATGAAAAGGCTACTTTAGTTAAAGAGGGTAGACCAAACGAAGGCGATATAATTTATATGCCTTTGATGAATAGTTTTTTTGAGATACAGTTTGTACAAGACCAAGAG